ATTGAGTGGGTAGAGATTGATGATGAGCGTAAACCTTATATTATTATTGACTGTTTAATCAGATTGTGCGCGCCAGCGGGTGGCGAAATTATGCTTTCTTCGATGCGTAGAATTATCTATGACCTCAAGGATGAGCGTAAATTTAATATAAGAAAAGTTACATTCGATGGATTTCAAAGTCAAGATACTATTCAGCAAATGAAAAAAAGGAGATTTGAAGCTGAGTATCTTTCAGTAGATAGAAGTGTACTTCCTTATCATGATTTACGAGAGGCCATTTACGAAGAAAGAATTGAGTTTCCGAAGTATATGACTATCCACCGTCCAGGTGAGCATAGATTAGTTGAGATAGCACTTAGCGAGCTAACTGGCTTGACGGATAAGGGCACAAAGATAGACCACCAGCCTAATGGAAGTAAGGATGTAACAGATGCAATGGCTGGTGTGTGTTATACGCTACTAGGAGATAGACAATATAGAAGAGGAGTTATTCAAATAAGATCTAGAAAAGATCGTCTAGAATCTACCGGAACTGATGGTTCTCCTTTTCTTCCAGGTGGCTTAGCTGGAATGCGGGATGTTAAAGTTCCGCTACCACCTTCGCTTGACTCTGTTGGAATGTTTCCGTCAGGACTCGTAAATAAAAGAAAGGGATAATCGTGCCAGGACTTCTTGGTCCTAATGGATTGCCAATTTCGAGTAATACTTCTACAAGTAACTTTAGAAAAAGTGCGGCTCCAATATTAGGCGAGAAGTTTGGTGACTGGAGTGGGTCGAATCGGTGGATAACAAACTCTCTAGTAAGTCAAGGATTTGTGCAGTTTAACTTGGATCAGTTAACAATTGGTGATTATCGTATAATGAGAGATCATTATCAAGTTAATGCATCTCTTTCGGTATTGACATTTATGCTTTATCAGATGGACTGGAAGTTAGTTGGTCCAAGTCAAAAAGTAGTTTCTTTGTGTGAAGATAATTTGCGAGAAGTTTGGACACGGCTCGTTAGAGCAATGTCACAAGCATTCTGGTCAGGGTATTCTCCCAATGTACTCCAATGGGAGAATGACATAGACGGTAAAGCGGTGAAATTAACTAAAGTAAAAGATTTACTCCCTGAAGATTGTACGGTTAAATGGAAAGAAGTAGCAGGGTACAAGCCACCTGGACTTTCTATTCCAAAAAAACTAAAGGTATATGATGGATTCGACCAGTGGGGCTGGGGGCACATTCCGCCTGAAAATACTTTATGGTATCCATTTTTGATGGAGAATGGAAATATGTACGGCAGGAAGATACTTCGTCCTGCATTTGTAAGTTATTTTTTCTCTATACTTATGCATATGTTTGCTAATAGGTATTTTGAAAGATTCGGTGAGCCAGTTCCAATTGGTAGAGCACCTTTTGATTCAAATATTGATACAGGCGAGGGAGAGCAGAGCGGTGCGCAATATATGGAGGATGCATTAAGGCAATTGCGTTCTCGTTCTGTTGTAGTCCTACCTGGGGATCGTGATCCCGAAAGTAAAGAATTTGACTTTTCAATTCAGTATCTTGAATCTCAGATGCGGGGTGCTGATTTTGAACGTTATCTTCTTCGTTTAGATGAAGAGATTTCTTTGGCAATTTTTACTCCTTTGCTTATGCTTCGCACTGGCGAAACAGGAAGTACAAATCTTGGCCTTGGACAGATGCAGGTCTACCTTTGGATGCTTAATGCTATTTCAGGTGACTGGGCAGAATACATTAATCGGTACGTACTTGCACCAATGACACGATTCAATTTTACAGAAAAAACTCCACCTGTAAAAATTGAATTTAGACGTATGGGTAAAGAAAATGTAGATACTATTAGAGCAATGATTAATGAACTTATGAAACAAGGTAAGGTCAAGCCGGATATAGACGAGCTTGGCCAGGCTGCCGGTATGACACTAATTGAAATTGACGAAGTAGTTGGACCAGATCCAAATAATCCAAAGGATTCTAGAGTATCAAGAACAAGACCTGATAAGACTACTCCTAAATCTGTTGGTGATCCTGCTGCTACGGGTGGAGATATAACTGCACGAGTACAAGGACAAGTTGAAAAAGCATTTCGAGAGGGTAAGTATAATAAAGATTTTAAGCCTTCTTTGGGGTATCACAAGCAGATGCATCAAGCATTGACCCAAAGTGGTTTTGCTTCTGGTGACGCAACTGAATGTATAGATAAATTTTATGGAGCAATGGATCGTTGGCTGGAGGATGTAATTCCAGCTGAAGTATTTTCTACTTCAGAAGAATTTATGGAAATTTTTGAAAAAGTAAAAATTGCTGAATTTTATAAGGCAATAAATTAAATGAAAGAATTAAGGTGTACCTGTAGTCAAATGCCTTTATTGGCTTTAGTTGGTAATGACGAAAGGGGTATACCTTATTTGCATATTAAAGCATGGAAAGGAAGTAAGTTAATAACAGAAGTTATTTTAACGGGTGGTTCTGTAAAGATTTTATGTAGAGTATGTTTCCGCTGGTATAGTGTTGTGTTTAGAACTGAAAAAGTAACTTTAATAAGAATAGATAGTCCAGTTGAAATAATTAAATAAAAGTGCATTTTGGGTTGATAGTGATTATTGACACAAGGTAAGGTATATGATAATGAGTACTACAGAGAAGCAGAAGACTCTAGGGATAGATCTTTATCATTTTTCGAGTTCTCTTAATGCTGATCTTAAATATGAAATTGCAAGTATTCAAGATAATAAAGATGGCACACTTGTGATTTCTGATCTTCCGATTTTTCGAAGTGGCACATTTAGAAATTCAATGGGAGAACAAAAAACTTGGACTTCTGAAGATGTTAATTTAATGATTAATAACTTCAAAACCCTTAAGCGAGATAGAATTTTTGAGGATGTTCCAGTTAGGGATGGCCACAGAGGATTCTTTAGTTCAGGTGGTACTGTTGTAGGTTGGCATGAAGATATCTTTTCAAAAGAATTGATTTCTCATTCTGGAGAAAAGTTTACTTACCTTTTAGGTACAGTTCTAATAACTGAACCAGATGCTGCTGGAAAAATACAAAGAGGTACATGGAGAAATAGATCAGCAGAAATAGGATCTCATCTTACAAATAATGAAATTGAATATGCTCCTGTTTATAGAGGATTTGCGTATGTAGATATACCAGCAGTAGAAGGACTTAATAGCGCCCATAATAATAATGATGAACATAATAAAAACTTTCGTCATTTTTTTGTAGGAAAGGATTTTCCTGTGACTTCCCCTGTTGATACTCCAGTTCAGACTACTCCAGCTGTACCCACTGTTCCGGTTCAGCCTCCTGTAGCTGCACCTGTTACTCCGGTTACTGCTGTTGTTCCTGTTGCTCCCGTTCAGCCTTTTTCTACTCCTTCGCAATATGAGTTTAAGATTAATGGATCTTCTACTGTAGATTACGCTGCAGTACAGAGTCATATCGAAGCTCTAGAAGGATTCCAGAAAGAAACTAAAGAACAGGCTCGAAAGGATTTTGTAGCAGATCTAGCTACGGGGAATAAGATCCTTGCAAATGAAGAAACTATTAATGCATCGGAAGCATTTGCTTTGGGACTTTCAGATGAGCAGTTTACTGCCTGGAAGGCTACTTGGATAAATGCAGGAGTTAATCCTATATTTGATAAGCATGGCAATCAGTCTACTGATGTAGTAACTGACGTTCAGGCAAATGAATTTGCACAGCTAAATGAGCAAATCAAGATGCATAGAGATGCTGGAATGCCAATTGAAAAACTAGAA